AGTGAAATACCTCCCTTTTGTTGTTTTATAGTTTTGTCGACTTTTTTCTTGTGTGTTGGTGGTGTGTGTGGTGCAGCCTGAGCTTCCTGTGTCTCGTGAGTGGTGTGAGGAGACGCGTCGTTGGTGGGGTGTGTGGGGTGAGGATCCTCGTGCGCAATATGTGAGCGATGAGGAGTGGCTGTTTCTCCTTGATGCTGCTGTGATTCATGATGTGGTGTGGCGTGAGGGGCGTGCTGATTTGGTGGCTTCTTTGCGGGCTCATGTGAAGGCGTTTATGGGCATGTTGGATCGGTATTCGGTTGATGTGGTTTCTGGTGGCCGTGGTGGGGGTTCTGCGGTGGCGATGATTGACCGGTATAGGAAGCGTAAAGGGGCCTAATGTCTAGCGTTGTTGGTTCTCAGGTTCCGCGTCATCGTGTTGCTGCGGCGTATTCAGTGACTGCTGGCGGTGATGCTGGCGAGCTTGGGCGGGCTTACGGGTTGACGCCTGATCCGTGGCAGCAGCAGGTGTTGGATGATTGGCTTGCTGTTGGCGGTAATGGGCGGCTTGCTTCGGGTGTGTGTGGGGTGTTTGTGCCTCGCCAGAATGGCAAGAATGCTATTTTGGAGATTGTGGAGTTGTTTAAGGCGACTATTCAGGGTCGCCGTATTTTGCATACTGCTCACGAGTTGAAGTCGGCGCGTAAGGCTTTTATGCGGTTGCGTTCGTTTTTTGAGAATGAGCGGCAGTTTCCTGACTTGTATCGTATGGTGAAGTCGATTCGTGCAACGAATGGTCAGGAGGCTATTGTGTTGCATCACCCGGATTGTGCAACGTTTGAGAAGAAGTGTGGTTGCCCGGGTTGGGGTTCTGTGGAGTTTGTGGCTCGTAGCCGGGGGTCTGCTCGCGGGTTTACTGTTGATGATTTGGTGTGTGATGAGGCTCAGGAGTTGTCGGATGAGCAGTTGGAGGCTCTTCTTCCTACAGTGAGTGCTGCCCCGTCTGGTGATCCGCAGCAGATTTTTTTAGGTACGCCGCCGGGGCCGTTGGCGGATGGTTCGGTGGTGTTGCGCCTTCGGGGGCAGGCGCTTGGTGGCGGTAAGCGGATTGCTTGGACGGAGTTTTCGATTCCTGACGAGACGGATCCGGAGGATTTGTCTCGGTCGTGGCGGAAGCTTGCCGGTGACACGAATCCTGCGTTGGGTAGGCGTCTGAATTTTGGGACTGTTGCGGATGAGCATGAGTCGATGTCTGCTGCCGGGTTTGCGAGGGAGCGTCTTGGCTGGTGGGATCGTGGACAGTCTGCTGTGTCGGTGATTTCTGCTGACAAGTGGGCTCAGTCGGCTGTGGATGAGGCGAGTCTGGTGGGCGGGAAAGTGTTTGGTGTTTCGTTTTCTCGTTCTGGGGATCGGGTTGCTTTAGCGGGTGCTGGCCGGACTGATGCTGGGGTTCATGTTGAGGTTATTGATGGGCTGTCGGGAACGATTGTTGATGGTGTGGGCCGGTTGGCTGATTGGCTAGCAGTAAGATGGAATGATACTGAAAAGATTGTGGTTGCCGGTTCTGGTGCGGTGTTGTTGCAGAAGGCTTTGACTGATCGTGGTGTGCCGGGCCGTGGCGTGGTGGTTGCGGATACTGGGGTGTATGTGGAGGCGTGTCAGGCGTTCCTGGAGGCTATTCGTTCCGGGAATGTTTCTCATCCTCGTGCTGATTCTCGCCGTGACATGTTGGAGATTGCTGTGAGGTCGGCTGTACAGAAACATAAAGGCTCGGCGTGGGGTTGGGGTTCCACGTTTAAAGACGGCAGTGAGGTTCCTCTTGAGGCTGTGTCGCTGGCGTATCTTGGTGTGAAGATGGCGAAGGCTCGGCGGCGTGAGCGTAGTGGTAGGAAGAGGGTGTCTGTGGTATGAACGTGGACGAGTTGGCTCTGATTGAGGGCATGTACGATCGTATTAAGAGGTTGTCTTCGTGGCATTGTCGCATTGAGGGCTACTATGAGGGTTCGAATCGTGTCCGTGATTTGGGGGTTGCTATTCCTCCCGAGTTGCAGCGTGTGCAGACTGTGGTTTCGTGGCCTGGTATAGCTGTGGATGCTTTGGAGGAGCGTCTGGACTGGCTTGGCTGGACGAATGGTGACGGCTACGGCCTGGATGGCGTGTATGCTGCAAATCGGCTTGCTACAGCGTCGTGTGATGTGCATTTGGATGCGCTGATTTTTGGGTTGTCGTTTGTGGCTGTTATCCCTAACGGTGATGGTTCGGTGTCGGTTCGTCCGCAGTCACCAAAGAATTGCACCGGAAAGTTTTCTGCCGATGGTTCTCGTCTGGATGCGGGTTTGGTGGTGCAGCCGACTTGTGATTCTGAGGTTGTTGAGGCGGAGTTGTTGCTTCCTGATGTGATTGTTCAGGTGGAGCGGCGTGGGTCTCGTGAGTGGGTTGAGACGGGCCGTATCGTGAATAGTCTTGGGGCGGTTCCGTTGGTGCCTGTTGTGAATCGTCGCCGTACTTCGAGGATTGATGGCCGTTCGGAGATTACGAGGTCTATTAGGGCTTACACGGATGAAGCGGTTCGCACGCTGCTTGGGCAGTCTGTGAATCGTGATTTCTATGCTTACCCGCAGCGCTGGGTGACTGGTGTGTCGGCTGACGAGTTTTCGCAGCCTGGCTGGGTCCTGTCGATGGCTTCTGTGTGGGCTGTGGATAAGGATGATGACGGTGATACCCCGAATGTGGGGTCGTTTCCGGTAAACTCGCCTACCCCTTATTCTGATCAGATGAGGCTATTAGCCCAGTTGACTGCTGGGGAGGCTGCTGTTCCTGAACGCTATTTTGGGTTTATCACGTCTAATCCGCCTTCGGGTGAGGCGCTTGCGGCGGAGGAGTCGAGGCTTGTGAAGCGTGCTGAGCGGCGTCAGACGTCGTTTGGTCAGGGCTGGTTGTCGGTTGGTTTTTTGGCTGCGAAGGCGTTGGATGCTCGCGTGGATGAGGCTGCTTTTTTCGGTGATGTTGGTTTGCGTTGGCGTGATGCTTCGACACCGACTCGGGCTGCTACAGCGGATGCTGTGACGAAGCTTGTTGGTGTCGGTATTTTGCCTGCTGATTCTCGCACGGTGTTGGAGATGCTGGGGCTTGATGATGTGCAGGTTGAGGCTGTGATGCGTCATCGCGCCGAATCTGCGGATCCGTTGGCTGCGCTGGCTGGGGCTATTTCTCGTCAAACTAACGAGGTTTGATGAATGGCTTCGGGTGCTATGTCGAGGCTTGCTGCGACTGAGTATCAGCGTGAGGCGGTCAGGTTTGCTGGGAAGTATGCGGGCTATTATGCCGAGCTTGGTCGTTTGTGGCGTGCCGGTAAGATGAGTGACACGCAGTATGTGCGTTTGTGTGTGGAGTTGGAGCGTGCCGGCCATGATGGTTCGGCATCGTTGGCTGCCAGGTTTGTGTCGGATTTTCGCCGGTTGAATGGTGTGGATCCGGGTTTGATTGTGTATGACGAGTTTGATGCTGCTGCGGCTTTGGCGAGGTCTTTTTCGACTATGAAGATTATTAATAGTGACCCGGATAGGGCGAATGATACTATTGATGCTATGGCGGCGGGTTTTGATCGGGCTGTCATGAATGCTGGCCGTGACACGGTTGAGTGGTCTGCGGGTGCGCAGGGTAGGTCGTGGCGTCGGGTGACTGATGGTGATCCGTGTGCTTTTTGTGCCATGTTGGCTACGAGGTCGGATTATACGACTAAGGAAAGGGCACTTACTACCGGTCATACTCGGCGTCATAAGCGTGGTGGTAAGCGTCCGTTTGGTTCGAAGTATCATGATCATTGTGGGTGTACGGTGGTTGAGGTTGTTGGCCCTTGGGAACCAAATAGGGCTGATACCGAGTATCAGAAGGTTTATGAGAAGGCTCGTGAATGGGTTGATGATCACGGGTTGCAGCAGTCGCCTGGCAATATTTTGAAGGCTATGCGTACTGTTGGCGATATGAGATGATTGATATGGTTTCCGGTTGTGCATCGCCGGTTATCGGTGTACGGGTTGTCTCCCGCACGGGGGTCAGCAAGTTAGTGTTGTTTTCCGCAAGGAGTGTAGGGTTAGGCTATGGCCGATCAAAACGTTGAAGAACAGAATGTTGACAATGATGTTGTGGAGCCCGGAAAGGGTGGAGACATTGTTGATACAGTAAAAGACGATGGCGGGCAGGATGTAGCCGACAGTCAGTTGAAGAATGACGACGAGGGTAAATCGTCTGGGACTGATTGGAAGGCGGAGGCCCGTAAATGGGAGTCTCGTGCTAAAAGTAATTTTGCCGAGTTGGAGAAGCTTCGTACATCGAGTGACGATTCTGGATCTACTATTGATGAGCTTCGTCGCAAGAATGAGGAACTCGAAGACAGGATCAACGGGTTTGTTCTTGATGGCGTGAAGCGCGAGGTGGCTTCAGAGTATGGTCTCTCCAATGATGCGATCGCTTTCCTATCTGGGGATGATAAAGAGTCATTGTCGGAGTCTGCGAAAGCTTTGAAGGGTTTGATCGACCAGAGTGGTGGTGGCGCGGGTGTGCGCCGTCTTGCGGGGAGTGCCCCCGTTGATGATGTTAAACGACGTGAGGGTGTCGCGTTTGTGGATGCTCTTGTCAATAATTCTAGGAGATGATTTGTGATGGCTGACGATTTTCTTTCTGCAGGGAAGCTTGAGCTTCCTGGTTCTATGATTGGTGCGGTTCGTGACCGCGCTATCGATTCTGGTGTTTTGGCGAAGCTTTCGCCGGAGCAGCCGACGATTTTCGGCCCTGTGAAGGGTGCCGTGTTTAGCGGTGTTCCTCGCGCTAAGATTGTTGGCGAGGGCGAGGTTAAGCCTTCCGCATCGGTGGATGTTTCGGCGTTTACTGCCCAGCCGATCAAGGTTGTGACTCAGCAACGTGTCTCGGACGAGTTTATGTGGGCTGACGCTGATTACCGTCTGGGTGTGCTTCAGGATCTTATTTCTCCCGCTCTGGGTGCCTCGATTGGTCGAGCCGTGGATCTTATTGCTTTCCATGGTATCGATCCTGCTACGGGTAAGCCTGCTGCGGCTGTGCCTACTTCGCTGGATAAGACGAAGCATATTGTTGATGCCACGGATTCTGCCACGACCGATCTTGTTAAGGCTGTCGGTCTGATTGCGGGTGCTGGCCTTCAGGTGCCTAACGGTGTTGCTTTGGATCCGGCGTTCTCGTTTGCGCTGTCGACTGAGGTTTATCCGAAGGGGTCTCCGCTTGCCGGTCAGCCGATGTATCCTGCCGCCGGTTTTGCTGGTTTGGATAATTGGCGTGGCCTGAATGTTGGTGCTTCTTCGACTGTTTCGGGTGCCCCGGAAATGTCTCCCAGCAGCGGTGTTAAGGCTATTGTTGGTGATTTCTCTCGTGTTCATTGGGGGTTCCAGCGTAACTTCCCGATCGAGCTGATCGAGTATGGCGATCCGGATCAGACTGGCCGTGATCTTAAGGGACATAATGAGGTTATGGTTCGTGCCGAGGCTGTCCTGTATGTGGCTATCGAGTCTCTGGATTCGTTTGCTGTTGTGAAGGAGAAGGCTGCCCCGAAGCCTAATCCTCCGGCCGAGAACTGATTTATTGTTGCGGTGATATGTATATGTGCAGGGGGTGGTGTTGATGGGTATCATTTTGAAGCCTGAGGATATTGAGCCTTTCGCCGATATTCCTAAAGATAAGCTTGAGGCGATGATCGCCGATGTGGAGGCTGTGGCTGTCAGTGTCGCCCCCTGTATCGCTAAACCGGATTTCAAATATAGGGATGCGGCTAAGGCTATTCTGCGTAGGGCTTTGTTGCGCTGGAATGATACTGGTGTTTCTGGTCAGGTGCAGTATGAGTCTGCGGGTCCTTTCGCCCAGACTACACGGTCTAATACTCCCACGAACTTGTTGTGGCCTTCAGAGATTGCTGCGTTGAAGAAGTTGTGTGAGGGTGATGGTGGGGCTGGTAAAGCGTTCACTATCACACCGACCATGAGGAGTGGCGTGAATCATTCTGAGGTGTGTTCCACGGTGTGGGGTGAGGGTTGCTCGTGCGGGTCGAATATTAACGGCTACGCTGGTCCTTTGTGGGAGATATGACATGACCAGTTTTCCTTACGGTGAAACGGTTGTGATGCTTCAGCCGACTGTTCGTGTCGATGATCTTGGCGACAGGGTTGAGGATTGGGGGCATCCTGTAGAAACCGTGTACCATAATGTGGCCATCTATGCTTCTCTGTCGCAGGAGGATGAGGCGGCAGGCCGTGACTCGGATTATGAGCATTGGTCGATGCTTTTTAAGCAGTCTGTTGTGGGTGCCGGTTATCGTTGCAGGTGGCGTATTAGGGGTGTTGTGTGGGAGGCTGACGGGTCTCCTATGGTGTGGCATCACCCGATGTCTGGCTGGGATGCTGGTACGCAGATTAATGTGAAGCGCAAGAAGGGCTGATAATTGTGGCTCAGAATGTGAATGTGAAGCTTAATTTGCCGGGTATTCGTGAGGTGTTGAAGTCTTCTGGGGTGCAGGGCATGTTGGCTGAGCGTGGCGAGCGTGTCAAGCGTGCGGCCTCGGCGAATGTGGGCGGTAACGCTTTTGATAGGGCCCAATACCGTAATGGTTTGTCATCGGAGGTGCAGGTTCACCGTGTTGAGGCTGTGGCCAGGATTGGCACCACTTATAGGGGTGGTAAGCGTATTGAGGCGAAGCATGGCACTTTGGCTAGGTCGATTGGGGTTGCGTCGTGATCGTTTACGGTGATCCTCGTGTGTGGGCTAAACGCGTGCTCAAGGATGATGGCTGGTTGTCGGATATACCGTGCACGGGTACTGTGCCGGATAGCTTTGAGGGTGACCTGATTTGGCTTGCGTTGGATGGTGGCCCACAGTTGCATGTTCGTGAGCGTGTTTTTCTTCGCGTGAATGTGTTTTCGGATATACCGGATCGTGCTATGTCGTTGGCGCGTCGTGTGGAGGCTGTGCTGGCTGATGGTGTGGATGGTGATCCGGTGGTGTTTTGTAGGCGTTCTACGGGTCCTGATTTGTTGGTTGATGGTGCACGTTTTGATGTGTATTCGCTGTTTGAGCTGGTGTGCCGTCCTGTCGAATCCGAGTAAACGTATTGGTTTTCTATATTTTGTTTTTGTTTGATTATTTTTGGGGGTTGTGATGGCTGCTACACGTAAAGCGTCTAATGTTCGCTCGGCTGTTACTGGCGACGTCTATATTGGTGACGCTCACGCCGGTGACACTATTGATGGTGTTGGGAAGATTCCTGACGGTCTTACCGCTTTAGGGTATCTGTCTGATGACGGGTTTAAGATTAAGCCTGAGCGTAAAACGGATGATTTGAAGGCTTGGCAGAATGCGGATGTTGTTCGCACTGTTGCTACCGAGTCGTCTATCGAGATTTCTTTCCAACTGATCGAGTCGAAGAAAGAGGTCATCGAGCTGTTTTGGCAGTCGAAGGTTACTGCCGGAGCCGATTCGGGTTCGTTCGATATTTCACCAGGCGCCACAACGGGTGTTCACGCCCTGTTGATGGATATTATTGATGGCGATCAGGTTATTCGCTACTATTTCCCTGAGGTTGAGTTGATCGATCGTGACGAGATTAAGGGCAAGAATGGCGAGGTGTATGGGTATGGTGTGACGTTGAAGGCGTATCCTGCCCAGATTAATAAGAAGGGTGATGCGGTGTCTGGTCGGGGGTGGATGACGGCTTTAAAAGCTGATACTCCTCCGGTTCCTCCTTCTCCGAAGCCTCCGAAGCCTGAGCCGGATCCGAATCCGCCGTCCGATCATTGATACACATAGTTTGAGGGATTGTTGATAGATGAGTGACACAGGTTACACGTTAAAGATTGGTGACCGTAGCTGGGTGTTGGCTGATGCGGAGGAGACGGCGCAGGCTGTTCCTGCCCGTGTTTTTCGCCGTGCCGCCAAGATTGCCCAGTCGGGGGAGTCGGCTGATTTCGCCCAGGTTGAGGTGATGTTTTCTATGTTGGAGGCTGCCGCCCCGGGTGACGCTGTGGAGGCTCTGGAGGGGCTTCCTATGGTTCGTGTTGCCGAGATTTTCCGTCAATGGATGGAATACAAGCCTGACGGTAAAGGTGCCTCTCTGGGGGAATAATTTGGCTCCACGGCCTGATTGATGATTATCGTGGGGCCATCGAATATGATTGGAGAACCCGGTTCGGTTGCTCGGTTTATGATGTTGGTGGCCCTGTGATGTGTTGGGGTGAGGCTGTCCGGCTGGCTGGCGTGTTGTGTACTGACACGTCTAGCCAGTTGGCAGCCCACCTGAATGGTTGGCAGCGCCCGTTTGAGTGGTGCGAGTGGGCTGTGCTGGACATGCTGGATCATTACAGGTCGGCTAATAGTGAGGGGCAGCCGGAGCCTGTGGCGAGGCCTACGGATGAGCGTAGGGCCCGGTTTACGTCTGGGCAGGTGGACGATATTTTGGCGCGTGTTCGTGCTGGTGGCGGGGTGTCTCGCGAGATTAATATTATGGGGTGAATAGTGTATGTCTGGTGAGATTGCTTCCGCATATGTGTCGTTGTATACGAAGATGCCCGGTTTAAAATCGGATGTTGGTAAACAGCTTTCCGGGGTGATGCCGGCTGAGGGTCAGCGTTCGGGTAGTCTTTTTGCTTCCGGTATGAAGTTGGCTTTGGGTGGCGCGGCGATGATGGGTGCCATCAATGTTGCCAAAAAGGGTCTTAAATCTATTTATGATGTGACTATTGGTGGCGGTATCGCTAGGGCGATGGCTATTGATGAGGCTCAGGCGAAGTTGACTGGTTTGGGTCATACGTCTTCTGACACGTCTTCGATTATGAATTCGGCTATTGAGGCTGTGACTGGTACGTCGTATGCGTTGGGTGATGCGGCGTCTACGGCTGCGGCGTTGTCTGCTTCTGGTGTGAAGTCTGGCGGGCAGATGACGGATGTGTTGAAGACTGTCGCCGATGTGTCTTATATTTCGGGTAAGTCGTTTCAGGATACGGGCGCTATTTTTACGTCGGTTATGGCTCGCGGTAAGTTGCAGGGTGATGACATGTTGCAGCTTACGATGGCGGGTGTTCCTGTGTTGTCTTTGCTTGCCAGGCAGACGGGTAAAACGTCGGCTGAGGTGTCGCAGATGGTGTCGAAGGGGCAAATTGATTTTGCCACGTTTGCGGCTGCGATGAAGCTTGGCATGGGTGGTGCTGCGCAGGCGTCTGGCAAGACGTTTGAGGGCGCTATGAAGAATGTTAAGGGCGCCCTGGGTTATCTTGGTGCCACGGCTATGGCGCCGTTTCTTAACGGGTTGCGGCAGATTTTTGTTGCGTTGAATCCGGTTATCAAGTCGGTGACGGATTCTGTGAAGCCGATGTTTGCGTCGGTGGATCAGGGTATTCAGCGTGTGATGCCGTCTATTTTGGCGTGGATTAATCGTATGCCGAGCATGATTACGAGAATGAATGCACAGATGCGCGCCAAGGTGGAGCAGTTGAAGGGCATTTTTGCGAGAATGCATTTGCCGGTCCCTAAGGTGAATTTGGGTGCCATGTTTGCTGGCGGTACCGCAGTGTTTGGTATTGTTGCTGCAGGTGTGGGGAAGCTTGTGGCAGGGTTTGCCCCGTTGGCGGTTGCGTTGAAAAATTTGTTGCCGTCGTTTGGTGCTTTGAAGGGTGCCGCTGGCGGGCTTGGCGGCGTGCTGCGTGCCCTAGGTGGCCCTGTCGGGATTGTGATCGGCTTGTTTGCTGCCATGTTTGCGACGAACGCCCAGTTCCGTGCCGCTGTTATGCAGCTTGTTGGTGTTGTCGGTCAGGCTTTGGGTCAGATCATGGCCGCTATTCAGCCCATGTTTGGTTTGGTTGCCGGGCTGGTGGCCCAGTTGGCGCCCGTGTTTGGCCAGATTATTGGTATGGTTGCTGGTTTGGCTGCCCAGCTTGTGCCTTTGATTAGCATGCTTGTCGCCCGGCTAGTTCCTGTGATTACGCAGATTATTGGTGCGGTGACACAGGTTGCGGCCATGCTGCTGCCAGCACTGATGCCGGTGTTGCAGGCTGTGATGGCTGTGATACGGCAGGTTGTTGGTGTGATCATGCAGCTTGTGCCGGTTTTGATGCCTGTGGTTCAACAGATTTTAGGTGCGGTGATGTCTGTTTTGCCGCCGATTATCGGCCTTATCCGGTCGCTGATACCGGTGATCATGTCGATTATGCGTGTGGTGGTTCAGGTTGTTTCGGTCGTGTTGCAGGTGGCGGCCCGCATTATTCCGGTTGTGATGCCGATTGTGACGGCTGTGATCGGGTTTGTTGCACGTATTCTTGGCGCTATTGTGTCTGCTGCAGCCCGCATTATTGGGACTGTCACCCGTGTCATATCATGGGTTGTGAATCATTTAGTGTCTGGCGTGAGGTCTATGGGCACTGCCATCTTGAATGGCTGGAATCATATTAGAGCGTTTACGTCTGCGTTTATTAACGGTTTCAAGTCGATCATTTCGGGTGGTGTGAACGCGGTTGTGGGGTTTTTTGCGCGGCTTGGTTCTTCGGTTGCTAGCCATGTGAGGTCTGGTTTTAACGCGGCTCGTGGCGCTGTTTCTTCTGCGATGGGTGCGATTCGGAGTGTTGTGTCTTCGGTGGCGTCTGCTGTTGGCGGGTTTTTCAGTTCGATGGCGTCTAGGGTTCGTAGTGGTGCTGTGCGCGGGTTTAATGGTGCCCGGAGTGCGGCTTCTTCTGCTATGCATGCTATGGGGTCTGCGGTGTCTAGTGGTGTGCATGGTGTGCTGGGTTTTTTCCGGAATTTGCCTGGCAATATTCGGCGTGCGCTTGGTAATATGGGGTCCCTGTTGGTGTCTGCTGGCCGTGATGTGGTGTCTGGTTTGGGTAATGGTATCCGGAATGCTATGAGTGGCCTGTTGGATACGGTGCGTAATATGGGTTCTCAGGTGGCTAATGCGGCGAAGTCTGTGTTGGGTATTCATTCCCCGTCTCGGGTGTTTCGTGACCAGGTTGGCCGGCAGGTTGTTGCCGGTTTGGCTGAGGGTATTACTGGTAATGCTGGTTTGGCGTTGGATGCGATGTCTGATATGGCGGGACGGCTGCCTGATGCGGTTGATGCTCAGTTTGGTGTGCGATCGTCTGTGGGCTCGTTTACACCGTATGGCAGGTATCAGCGTATGAGCGAGAAGAGTGTTGTGGTGAATGTTAACGGCCCGACGTATGGGGATCCGAACGAGTTTGCGAAGCGGATTGAGCGGCAACAGCGTGACGCGTTGAACGCGCTAGCCTACATGTGATATAGGGGGTGGTGTGCATGTTTATTCCTGACCCGTCTGATCGTGCCGGTTTGACTGTTACCTGGTCTATGTTGCCGTTGATTGGTAATGATCCGGAGCGTGTGCTTCATTTGACGGATTATACGGGGTCGTCTCCTGTCATGTTGTTGAATGATTCGTTGCGCGGTTTGGGTGTGCCTGAGGTTGAGCATTTTTCTCAAACTCATGTTGGGGTGCACGGCTCGGAGTGGCGCGGGTTTAATGTGAAGCCTCGCGAGGTGACGTTGCCTGTCCTGGTGTCGGGTGTTGGCGAGGATCCTCCGGGCGGGTTTCGTGACGGTTTTTTGAAAGCCTATGACGAGTTGTGGTCTGCGTTTCCTCCTGGCGAGGAGGGGGAGTTGTCTGTGAAGACTCCTGCCGGTGTTGAGCGTGTGCTACGGTGCCGGTTTGATTCGGTGGATGACACGTTCACAACTGATCCGGTGAACAGGGGTTACGCCCGCTATCTGTTGCATTTGACAGCCTATGACCCGTTTTGGTATGGGGATGAGCAAAAGTTTCGTTTCAGTAATGCGAAGTTGCAGGATTGGTTGGGTGGCGGCCCTGTCGGTAAGAAGGGTACCGCTTTTCCGGTGGTGTTGACGCCTGGTGTTGGTTCTGGCTGGGATAACCTGTCTAATAAGGGTGATGTGCCTGCGTGGCCTGTGATTCGTGTGGAGGGCCCTTTGGAATCGTGGTCGGTGCAGATTGATGGTTTACGTGTGTCTTCGGATTATCCGGTTGAGGAGTATGATTGGATTACTATTAATACGGATCCTCGCCAGCAGTCTGCTTTGTTGAACGGGTTTGAGGATGTGATGGATCGCCTGTCTGAGTGGGAGTTTGCCCCTATCCCGCCTGGCGGTTCTCGGAGTGTGAATATTGAGATGGTTGGTTTGGGTGCCATTGTTGTGTCGGTGCAGTACAGGTTTTTGAGGGCTTGGTGAATAGTTGATGGCTGGTCTTGTCCCGCAGATAACATTGTTTACACCGGATTATCACCGTGTGGCCCCTATCAATTTTTTTGAGTCGTTGAAGTTGTCGTTGAAGTGGAATGGTTTGTCGACGCTGGAGTTGGTGGTGTCTGGGGATCATTCTAGGCTTGACGGGTTGACGAAGCCGGGTGCGCGGCTGGTTGTTGATTACGGTGGTGGCCGGATTTTTTCTGGGCCTGTGCGTAAAGTGCATGGTGTTGGGCCTTGGCGGTCCTCGAGGGTGACTATCACGTGTGAGGATGATATTCGGCTGTTGTGGCGTATGTTGATGTGGCCTGTGAATTATCGTCCCGGCATGGTTGGTTCGGAGTGGCGTGCCGACAGGGATTATGCCCACTATTCTGGTGCTGCCGAGTCTATTGCTAAGCAGGTGTTGGGGGATAATGCGTGGCGGTTTCCGCCTGGTTTGTTCATGATAGAGGATGAGAAGCGTGGCCGCTATATTAAGGATTTTCAGGTGCGGTTTCACGTGTTTGCTGACAAGTTGTTGCCTGTCCTGTCGTGGGCTCGGATGACTGTTTCGGTGAACCAGTTTGAGAATGCGAAGACGGATCAGCGGGGTTTAGTGTTTGATTGCGTTCCTGCTGTGACGCGTAGCCATGTGTTGACTGCCGAGTCGGGTTCGATTGTGTCGTGGGAGTATGTGAGGGATGCCCCTAAGGCTACTTCGGTGGTTGTTGGGGGGCGCGGCGAAGGTAAGGATCGGCTGTTTTGCGAGGATGTTGATTCGATGGCCGAGGGGGACTGGTTTGATCGTGTCGAGGTGTTTAAGGATGCCCGTAACACTGATTCGGATAAGGTGTCTCTTTACGATGAGGCTGAGCAGGTGTTGTCCGAGTCGGGGGCTACGTCTGGTTTTAAGATCGAGTTGGCCGAGTCGGATGTGTTGCGTTTCGGGCCGGGAAAGCTGATGCCTGGGGATTTGATCTATGTGGATGTGGGTTCTGGCCCTATTGCGGAGATTGTTCGGCAGATTGATGTGGAGTGTGATTCGCCTGGTGACGGCTGGACTAGGGTGACTCCTATCGCGGGGGATTATGAGGATAATCCGTCGGCGTTGCTAGCACGGCGTGTTGCCGGTTTGGCGGCTGGTGTGCGGGATTTGCAAAAGTTTTAAAAACAAAAACGGATTGGGGTTTGTTGTGGGTATTGTGTGTAAAGGGTTTGATGGTGTGTTGACCGAGTATGATTGGGCTCAAATGTCTGGCCTGATGGGTAATATGCCGTCAGTGAAAGGGCCGGACGATTTCAGGGTTGGTACTACTATTCAGGGTGCCACAGTGTTGTGTGAGGTTCTGCCGGGGCAGGCTTGGGCTCACGGTGTGATGTGTACTTCGAATAGTGTGGAGACGGTGACAGGGCAGCTTCCCGGCCCGGGGGAGACCCGCTACGACTATGTGGTGCTGTCTAGGGATTGGGAGCAGAATACAGCCAAGTTGGAGATTGTTCCTGGGGGTCGTGCGGAGCGTGCCCGTGACGTGTTGCGTGCCGAGCCTGGCGTGTTTCATCAGCAGTTGTTGGCGACTTTGGTGGTGTCGTCTAACGGGTTGCAGCAGCAGCTGGATAGGCGTGCTATAGCGGCTAGGGTGGCGTTTGGGGAGTCTCCGGCTTGTGACCCTACCCCTGTGGAGGGTGACCGGGTGATGGTTCCTTCGGGGGCTGTGTGGGCTAACCATGCGGGCGAGTGGATGTTGTTGTCCCCCAGGATTGAGACGGGTTCGAAGTCGATCCAGTTTGGCGGGTCTAGCGTGTATGCTTACACGATCCCGTTTGGGCGGGCGTTTACTAGTCCGCCTGTTGTTGTGGCGTCTATGGGGACTGCCGCGGGGGGCACTACCCAGATTGATGTGAAAGCCTACAATATTACTAATAAGGATTTTGGTTTGGCGTTTATTACGAATGACGGGTCTAAGCCTTCTGGTGTGCCTGCGGTTGCGAATTGGATAGCTGTCGGCGTGTAAATTGTTGACGGTGTATTGTTCAATGGTGGTGTGATGTTGGGGGGCTGTGGTGTCGTGGTTTACTCCTGCACTGGTGGCCTCTATTTGTACCGCGTTGGCCACGGTTTTGGGTTCTGTTCAGGCTGTCACATCCAAATCTAGGAAGCGTTTGCGTCGGCTGTCTGCGCAGGTGGATGCGCTGGAAGAGTATACGTGGGGTGTGCGGCGTGAGGTTCGCCGGTTTAACTCTAGTCTTCCTGACGGGGTTGATCCGCTTGTGTTGCCTGATCCGCCTGGTTTCCTATCGGATGATGTTGGGGGTGAGTGATGAGGGAGTTGGAGGAGGAGAAGCGGCAGCGTCGCTCGTTTGAGAGGGCTTCCCTGGTGTTGTTGTTCCTGTCGCTTGTGCTGTTGATTGTGGTTGCTGGGGGTGCTTTGCGTTTCGGGGCTGTGTCTTCTGAGCGGGATTCGGAGCAGGCGAGGGCCCAGTCGAATGGTACAGCGGCCAGGGGTTTAGCCAGCCGTGTGCGGCAGGTGTGTACCCAGGGTGGGGTGGAGTCGGTACGGCTTCACCGGTCTGGTTTGTGTGTGGATGCTGTGCGTACGGAGCGGAGTGTGCAGGGTGTTCCTGGCCCGGCTGGTGAGCGCGGCCCGCAAGGCCCGGCTGGTGCGGATGGGCGGGATGGTGTTAATGGTTCGGCGGGTGTTGTTGGCCCTGTTGGTCCGCAGGGTTCTCCTGGTTTTAATGGTGTGAAAGGTCCTGACGGGTTGCCTGGTGCTAATGGATCGGATGGGCGTGATGGTGTTTCGGGCCGTGCAGGTGAGGATGGCGTTGAACGGATCCGATGGTAAAGATGGTAAGGATGGCCGCTCGGTGGTGTCCGTGTACTGTTCTGAGGGCCGCCTGTTTGTGAAATATAGTGACGGTGCGGCCTCTACCATATCGGGCTCAGTGGCCTGCCAGGGTGTGAAACCGTCGCCCATGGTAACTATATCATCCCACCAATAAACAAGAAGAGGGAAGGGTGTTACTAGTGTTGATAATGTTTGGGGGTGGTGTGCGGTGAGGTTTATTCCAGCAGCGCATCATTCTGCCGGCTCGAATAGTCCGGTTAATAGGGTTGTGATTCACGCGACATGCCCGGATGTGGGGTTTCCGTCCGCTTCCCGTAAAGGACGGGCGGTGTCCACGGCAAACTATTTTGCGAGTCCTTCTTCGGGGGGGTCGGCACACTATGTGTGCGATATTGGGGAGACGGTGCAATGTTTGAGTGAGTCTACGATTGGTTGGCATGCCCCGCCGAATCCGCATAGTTTGGGTATAGAGATTTGTGCGGATGGGGGTTCGCACGCCTCGTTCAGGGTGCCGGGGCATGCTTATATTCGGGAGCAGTGGCTGGATCCTCGCGTGTGGCCTGCGGTTGAGCGTGCCGCCATCCTGTGTAGACGTTTGTGTGACAAATATAATGTTCCGAAAAGGAAGCTTAGTGCAGCCGATTTGAAGGCTGGCAGGCGGGGCATCTGCGGGCATGTGGATGTTACGGATGCGTGGCATCAGTCGGATCATGACGATCCGGGGCCGTGGTTTCCGTGGGACAAGTTTATGGCCGTAGTCTGCGGCGGTAGTGGTAGTGAGGAGTTAACTGTGGCTGATGTGAAAGCCTTGCATGATCAGATTAAACAATTGTCTGCCCAGCTTACTGGTTCGGTGAATAAGCTGCACCATGATGTTGGTGTGGTGCAGGTGCAGAATGGTGATTTGGGTAAACGTGTTGATGCCCTGTCGTGGGTGAAGAATCCGGTGACGGGGAAGCTGTGGCGCACCAAGGATGCTTTGTGGAGTGTCTGGTATTACGTGTTGGAGTGTCGTAGCCGCATCGATAGGCTTGAGTCTGCTGTCAACGGTTTGAAAAAGTGATGGTGGTTTGTTGTGGGTAAACAGTTTTGGTTAGGTTTACTGGAGCGGGCGGCTAAGACTTTTGTTCAAACGTTTGTTGCTGTGTTGGGTGTGACGGCGGGTGTCACGTATACTGCGGAGTCGTTTCGCGGTTTGCCGTGGGAGTCTGCCCTGATTACGGCAGGGGTGGCTGCGGTGTTGTCGGTTGCTACCTCGTTTGGTAGCCCGTCGTTTGTGGCCGGCAAACCTAAAACCACGGTTGTGGATGCTGGGCTTGTTCCACCCGACGATGGGGGCTTGGTTGAGCCGCACTCGGTGGATGTGTCGGATCCTGGCATGATTGAGCCTATAGACGATGAGAATGTGGACTATGTGCCGAGGCGTGCAGCCGAGTCTGAGGTTGGCACGGTAGAGTCTACTGTTGCATAATTGAATATGTGTGTGTGCCCCAGCGGTGCTGCCACGATCATGTGGTGGTTGCCGCTGGGGCACTATTTCTGTTTATAAGGTGCGGCTATGATTCGTTGTTGTTGATGGTTGCCTCAATCGTCTGATACAGGTGGAGGCAGGTAGAGATAGTTTCGTTGGCCTGGTCTAGAATGTTCTGGCCGATGACGCTTTTATGATTGTCGCGGTGGCAGATGATGGACCACATGATATCGTCGGCCGACGATTGTAGTAGTTTGGCCTGGTATGCGATTCCGGCGAGCCAGTCTAGGGCATCTTGGATGACTTCGGGCTGATTATTGTTGGTGGGTGGATATCCTGCACTGTCGCAGCACCACAAAATTTCGCTGCACTCGTCTAGCGTGTCCTGATCGATAGCAAGATCGTCGAGGCTGACTTCTTTGACGGTAAGGTTCACATTGTCGAGGGAGATGGGTACACGGTACTTGTTTTCGACACCGCCAACAATGTTTTCTAGCTGGTTCATGTTGGTGGGCTGTTGTTGGATGATTCGGTGTACCGCTGTTTTGAGGGCAGTGTAGGGGATATTGTGTGTGTTGTTCATGGTTTTTATCCCATCCCTGTGCTGTCGTCGTTATCGTCTGGATAGTATCTACTGTTTGCGTATCCTGTGAGGGTGATGAGTGTTTGGTCTGCCCACCGTTTCACCGTCTGCCTTGTCACACCGAGTCGGTGCGCTGCGGCGGCGTAGGTTTGGTCATACCCGTATACTTCACGGAATGCGGCCAACCGTGCCAAATGTTTCCTCTGCTTGGATGGCTGGCAGGATAGGGTGTAGTCGTCGATGGCGAGCTGCAAATCGATCATGGAGACGATGTTGTTACCATGATGCTGTGGCGCGGTTGGTGGGGGTGGCATGCCCGGCTCCACACTGGGTTTCCATGGGCCTCCGTTCCAGATCCATTGGGCGGCTTGAATAATGTCGGCGGTGGTGTAGGTTCGGTTCACTGGTCATCCCCTGAATAGGTTGTCGAGGTTGTCTGGGTTGCTGGTGTTGGTGGTGTCGAATCGTCCCACACAGTGGCAGTAGTCGTACATGAGTTTGATAATGTGTTGGTGGTCGCCGAGGTAGGTGTTTCCGCTGATGCTGTAGGTGGCTGTGCCGTCTTTACTGATGGTGTATTTGGCGGTGATGGTTTCGGGTGTTTCTGTGTTGGTGATGATGGCTGTGGTGGTGGTGCCTACTGTTTGGAGCACGGTGGTTTGGGTGCCGTCGTCGAGGATGGTTTTAACCATGGTGTGTGTTCTCCCCTTTCAGATGCTGGTTTGGTTGTCGGCTAGATGAATGATATCGGGTAAAGGTTTCGGCTGGTCTAGGTGTTGTATGGTTTTGTTGGCTAGCCGTTTGGCTACCCTGTAGCACATTTTGGTGTAGTGTTTGTTGTCTAGGTTGTGGTATTGTTCCCGCACCGCAATATATAGTAGGGAGTCTTGGTACAGGTCGTCTGCGCTGATTGCGGGGTAGTGTGCGGCTGTTTTGGTGCATGCCCGGTTGAGTGTGCGTAGATGATGGTCTGTGGCCCATCCCCATGATGCGGTGGTGGCTAGGTCTGCTTTTGTTGGTCGTTTGCTCATGGCATCTCTTTCATCTGGCTATCTGGTAGTTGTTTGGTGTTTCGTTGTTGATAGTGTAGCACACGAGTCCGGGGTTTCCGGTGGTGCCTGTGCGGTGCCGGAACCATGTGGATTCGCCTTCCATGGATGGGCATTGGATGAAGGTGCGTTGTCCTTGCTCGGAGATTTCGAGGTGGTGCCGGTGCCCGGCCATGAGAATATTAGATACGGTGCCGTTGTGGAATTCTTGGCCGCGCCACCAATCATAGTGTTTGCCGGTGCGCCATTGGTGTCCGTGGGCGTGCAGGATTTGTGTGCCGGCCACATCGACGGTGGTGGTCATTTCGTCTCGGCTGGGGAAATAAAAGTGTAGGTTGGGGTAGTGGTTGTTGAGCTGGTAGGCTTCTGCGATGGCCCGGCAGCAGTCCACGTCGAAGGAGTCGTCGTAGGTGGTGATTCCTTTGCCGAAGCGTACGGCTTCTCCGTGGTTGCCTGGGATGGATGTGATTGTGACGTTTTTGCAGTGGTCGAATTGGTGGATGAGTTGCATCATGGCCATGCGGGTGAGCCTGATTTGTTCGGTGAGGGGTGTTTGTGTGCGCCAGGCGTTGTTGCCTCCTTGTGACACGTATCCTTCGATCATGTCGCCGAGGAAGGCGATGTGGACTCGTTGCGGTTTGCCTGCCTGTTGCCAGTAGTGTTTTGCGACTATGAGGGAGTGCAAATAGTCGTCGGCGAAGTGTGCTGTTTCTCCGCCGGGGATGCCTTTGCCGATTTGGAAGTCTCCTGCCCCGATGACGAAGGCCGCAGTGCTGTAGTCGGTGTGTGTGTTGTCGGCGGGTTTTGGGGGTGTCCATTCGGCTAGTTTATCGACGAGTTCGTCTACAGGGTAGGGGTTTGTTGCGGGTTGGTGGTCGATTATTTTTTGTATGGATCGGCCTGTTTCTCCGTTGGGGAGTGTCCATTCGGAGATTCGTGTGCGGCGTACAGTACCATTGGCTAGATTGTCGTCGATGGTGTCGATGGCGTTGTCGTGGTTGGCTAGCTGTGTGAGTAGCCGGTCTATATTGTCTATCACTGGGTATCCTCTTCTGTTTGTGGGGTGGTGTTGGCTTGTTTGCGGCGATAGTCTTTGATGACGGTGGCGGAGATGGGGTATCCGGCTTCAGTGAGCATTTGGGCTAGCTGTGTGGCGGGGATGGTTTTGTCGGCGAGCACGTCTGCGGCTTTATCACCGTAGCGTTGGATGAGGGTTTCAGTTTTGGTTGCCATGATGTCCTAGGGGTTGTGTGGTGGGCTGCCATCCTGTGCGGCAGTCGCCGTCGTGTCCTGGTTTGCGTGTGCACCATGAGACTTCGCCGGCATTGTGGATGATGGCACGGCCGCATATGACGTCATGTAGGTGTTCGGGAAACTTATCGTTGTTGTTGTCCCCGTACATGTCGATCAAGTGTTGGGTTTTAGTAACCATCATGTCTCCTCTGTGTGAAAGAGTGTGCAAATACTATGCTGGTGTCATGGATGTTTATGCGGGTATGGTTTTCATCACCTTGCTGAACGTTACTTGGTTACTGTACATCATCTGGGTGATTTCCTGATCCGTTTTGTCGGGGTGCTGTTTTCGCAGGTTTGCCCATTGGCAGGCGTTGTCGGTTTCTTGCTGGAGCCGGGTGAGATTGTTTTCGGTGATGATTTGTTTCCACATTGTCCACGAGACGTCGAGTCGTTTGAGCATGTCGATGGCTGGCACGTTGAAGGAGTTGAGGAAGAGTATTTCCTCCGTGTAGTAGTCTTTTTCGTATTGGTCCCATCCGCTTCGGTGCCTGTTGTGCTGGTTTTTGGGGTAGGCTTCCCGGCATACTTTGTGCAAACGTTTGGCCATGTCTTTGGGTAGCCTAATGTCGGGGTTGGCGCGGATCATGGATCGCATCCCATCATAGGTGGTGCCCCAGGTGTGCATGATGCGGAGTGGGTCTTCACCATCGGCCCATTTTTCTGCACAGATGGCGAGGCGGATACGCCTCCTGGCGGCTTTGCTGGTGTCGCGGCGGCCGGGGATGGGGCATGTGTCGAGGGGATCCATGATGTTTTATATGCCTTTCTTTGTTTGGTTTGCTTGTGTGGTTTTATTGTAGCACTGTGTCTAGTGCTTGTGTCAACCCTGTTTTTCCGGCCTGCAGGTAGGTGTCTGTGACATCGCCCAGGGTGAGGGGTACGTGTATGGCTTGGGGGAGTGCTGCCTGGAGGGTTTGGGCCATCTGGTCTCCTGCTTTGTCGGGGTCTGACCAGATGTAGATGTGGTCGTAGCCTTCGAAGAATTTGGTCCAGAAGGTTTGCCACGAGGTGGCCCCGGGTAGGGCTACGGCCGGCCATCCGCATTGTTCGAGGATCATGGAGTCGAATTCGCCTTCGCAAATGTGCATTTCGGCTGCCGGGTTGGCCATGGCGGCCATGTTGTAGATGGAGCCTGTGTCTCCTGCCGGGGTTAGGTATTTGGGGTGGTTGTGGGTTTTGCAATCATGCTGGAGTGAGCAGCGGAAACGCATTTTTCTTATTTCGGCTGGGCCGCCCCAAACGGGGTACATGTATGGGATGGTGATGCACTGGTTGTAGTCTTCGTGGCCGGGTATGGGGTCATTGTCGATGTATCCAAGGTGGTGGAGCCGGGCTGTTTCTTCGCTGATGCCTCTTGCTGAGAGCAGGTCGAGTATGTTTTCGAGGTGGGTTTCGTAGAGGGCTGAGGCTTTCTGGATTCGGCGGCGTTCCGCAATGTTGTATGGGCGTATGCTGTCGTACATTCGGGTTTCTTTCTTTGAGTTGTTGTTGTAGTTTGGCGAGGCCGCCTCCGACACCGCATGTGTGGCAGTACCAGACGCCCTTGTCGAGGTTGATGCTCATGGAGGGCTGGTGGTCGTCGTGGAACGGGCAGAGGATGTGTTGCTCGTTTTTGGACGGGTTGTACCGTATCTGGTAGGTGTCGAGGAGGCGGCAGGTGTCAGAGGTGTGGGAGGAGCTCGTTGAGGGTTGATACCACATAGGCTTCGCTCCAGGGTTTGTTGCGCTGTTTCATCACTACGAGTCCGATGGTGGAATTGTTTTGTTTGTTTCGGTGTGTTTCGTAGTTGCGTGCCTCCCGGCTGGCTTGTTTCACGAATTCGGCGAGGTGGGGCTGTCCTGCTTTGGCTTCGATAATGTAGGTTTTATGGCCGGTTGTGAGGATGAGGTCGCCTTCGTCTTCCCTTCCGTTGAGGTGGAGGCGCTCTATATCATAGCCGGTGTCGCGTAGCTGGTGGAGGAGTCGTGTTTCCCATTCTGCGCCGGCCCGGCGGTTGCGTGACTGTTGTGTCGACATGATAGTCCTTTGTGTGTTGGGGTCATGTTCCATGGCTGTTTTTCGGCGAGGGGTCCGAAGAATGTGTATTCGGGGTAGGCTCTGAGTCTTTCGTATCGGGTGCCGTCTGGGCTGGATTTGCCGGTGCGCTGTTTTAGCACTGCGATGCGGGCTTCGGCGGGGATGGTGAGCCCGTTGCCGTTATCCTCGCCACCATACAGGGAGACTCCCAATATGAGTTGTGGTTTTTCTGAGAGTCCGTTTTTGATTTCCCGCCTAGCCGGGGGGTGTTCTATATCGGAGCCGGTTTTGTCGGTTGCGTGGTGGGTGACAATAATGGTGGAGCCAGTATCCCTGCCCAATGCTGTGATCCATTGCATGGCTTCCTGCTGGGCCTGATAGTCACTCTCGCAGTCTTGAATGTCCATCAGGTTGTCGATAACAATGAGTGGTGGGAAGGTGTTCCACATTTCCATGTAGGCTTGCAGTTCCATGGTGATGTCTGTCCATGTGATGGGTGACTGGAATGAGAATGTGATGTGTTGGCCGTGGTGGATGCTGTCTCGATAGTATTCTGGCCCGTAGTCGTCGATGTTTTGTTGTATCTGGGCGGTGGTGTGTTGGGTGTTGAGTGAGATGATTCGTGTGGAGGCCTCCCAGGGTGTCATGTCCCCTGATATGTAGAGGGCGGGCTGGTTGAGCATTGCTGTGATGAACATGGCTAGCCCTGATTTTTGGCTGCCGGACCGCCCCGCGATCATGACGAGATCCCCTTTGTGAATGTGCATGTCCAGGTTGCGGTAGAGGGGTTCTAGTTGTGGTATGCGGGGCAGCTCGGCTGCGGTTTGGGAGGCTCTCTCGAAGGATCTTTGGAGAGAGAGCATCGGAGCCTTAATCTATCTGTCTATCGGTTGGATGATGTTTTGGTGGTCAGATGGAGTCGATATCGATGTCAGCATCAGTTGAGGCTGTGGTGTCGTCTAGCTGGCCGTTATCGCGTTTGTCTACGTATTCGGCAACCTTATCGTAGATGGCGTCATCAAGGGGTTTGAGCACGACCGCGTTGAACCCGTTTTTGGTGCGTACGGTGGCGAGTTTGAAGGCCTGCTCCTCGCCAAGGTATGCTTCTAGATCGCGGATCATGGAGTGTGGGCGGTCGTTGTTGCCGCGTGCTTTCTCAATAATAGCGTTGGGGATGGTTTCTGGGGTGCCGTTGTTGAGGTCGTCTAGGGTGTGGAAGATTGTGACATCAGCGTAGATGCGGTCTGCGACCTGTCCACCGTAGCCTTCGGTGTTGTGTTCTACGTCGCGGACTTTGAAGGCGATGGCGGTGGCGTCCTGGTTTCGGGAGGGGTTGAAGAAGGTGCTGTTGCTGTTGTTGCGGTAGTTTGCGAGTCCCATTGTTGTTTCCTTGACTGTTTGTGTCGGTTTGTTTGTTGGTTTGTGTCGGTTTTTATCGGGTGAGGCTGTTTCGCTTGTTTCGGAACGCCTCTGACACGTCACTGTTACTAGTGATGGTCTTCTTGTACTGTTTGAGGAGGTCGGCTAGCTGTGCTTTGCTTGTTGCATTGTTGATTTTGTCGATGATGGTGTTGTTTCCTTCTGAGGCGATGTTGTCTACGTAGTCTTTGGCGGCCTGGTTGTATCGGTCTTGGAGGATGATGGATGCTGTGGCGATCAGTGTTGCCAGGTCCCAGTTCCTTGCCGCGGAGCTGTTTTTGAGTCCGCCTAGCAGGTCGATGATAGTCTTCTTTACCTGGTCGGCGGTGTCTCCGCGGATGACGGTCCATGGGGCGGCGTAGTCGCCTCCGTATTTGAGTGTGACGGTGAATCGGTCGTCGTCTGTGTTGTCGGTCACTGGTGTTCCTTGCCTTCTTTTGTTGGGGCTGTGATGGTGGTTTCTATAGGGTACCTGTAGGCGTCTTTCCCGTTGACGGCCCAGCAGGCGTCCTTGACGGGGCATCCTTTGCAGAGTGCTGTGACGTGGGGTACGAAGATGCCTTGACTGATTCCTTTCATTGCTTGACTGTACATGGATGATACATGCCGGTAGGTGTTGTTGTCAAGATCGTAGAGTTCGGTGGATGTGCCTTGTGTCGGGGACTTGTCGTCATTGCGACTGGTGGCTGGCGTCCAAAACATGCCTTTCGTGACATGGATGCCGTGTTGGTTGAGCATGTACCGGTATGTGTGCAGCTGCATACTGTCTGCTGGTAGGCGTCCGGTTTTGAGGTCGAGGATGAAGGTTTCGCCGGTGTCGGTGTCGGTGAAAACGCGGTCGATGTAGCCAACAATCTGGGTGCCGTCCTGGAGGGTGGTTTCTACCGGGTATTCGATGCCTGGCTGGCCGTCAATAACAGCGGTGATGTATTCTGGGTGGTTGCGCCTCCATGTTTTCCAGCGGTCCACAAAGGTGGGGCCGTATATCATCCACCAATTGTAGTCTTTTTTGTGTGGCCCGCCTGACTCGCACATGTTTTTGCATATTCTGCCGGAGGGTTTGATTTCGGTGCCTTCTGATTCGGCGAGGGCGACTTGGGTGTCGAAAATGTTTTTGAAGGATGAGAGTTTGTCTGGCAGTGCAGGGTATTCGGCGGGATTGTACAGGTGGAGATCATACATTTCGGTGATGTGGTGTATGGCGCTTCCGGCGATGGTGGCGTACCAGGTGTGGTGTTGGGCGTGGTAGCCGTGTTGGAGGCGCCATTTTTCTCCGCATTCAGCCCACTGTGACAGTGATGAGTAGGAGATGTGGCCTGGATGGCCGATGGTTTTCGGGTATTGTGCTAGAGGCATTACTTGTCGCCTTTGTGGGTGTTCCAGGGGTTGCGGGTGTCTACCCCGGCATCATGTTGCTGGTATGCGAGGAGTGCGAGGCAGTGCCAGGCAGCATGGGCTAGATGCGGTAGCCCGGATTCATCATCGAGGTTGTTGCCTTGCTGCCATGATAACAGGTGCCGGTAGAGGGCGTCGACACTGTGGCTCCACGGATAGCCGCCGGTCCAGTTGTTGTCGCCGTATTTGGTGGCACCGTATCCTGCCACGGAGCCGAGGGCGTGCAAGGCTGCGGGGTCGATGAGGGATAGCCTGCAAAGTTTCAATTCTTTTCGGGCTCCGGTATCAGGGTCGGTGTACATGCGGGTTGGCTTATCCATGGGGTGTGTGCTCCTTGAGTGTGGGTTACTGGTTGGGGTTGTGGGCGAGTGCTACGGCGAGAATAATGATGGCGAGGGTTTCAGCAATAAGTATGGGTGTTGTGATCATTTAGTGTCTCGGGGATTGTTGGTGAGGGTTGAGGCGCCTAGGAGGGTGGTGAGGGCGCATGCGGCAATAATGGCGAGGGCTGCCTTGTGTGGGGTGCCGGTTGCGTACATCCATGTGATGATGCCGCCTTGGATCCAGGCGAGGCTGGTGAAGAACGTTTCGTAGCTGTGCAGCTCAATGTTGTTGTTGGGTGTGTTCATGCTTGCTCCTGAAGAATGGTGTTGATGGTTTTATAAATGTTGTACAGGTCGGTTTCGATAGATAATAGTTGGTTGATTTGGTGGTCGAGATCAATGTCTGGGTTGAGGGTGTTGATGCGGGAGGCGATGTCGGTGGCTGTGCGTAGTGTGCCGCCGGTGTGGTGAATGATGTGTGCCGTGTCGGCGAGTCCGGTGGTGACAGCGTAGTGGGAGAGGAGAGGCATAGCTGGGGGGTGCTCCTTGGCGGGTTACTGTTGCGGGTTGATGTTGAGGTCGGTGACGTGCGGTGAGCTTTCTGTTCCGGTGACGAGGCAGTGGACTGTGACGGGTAGTTTGGATGCTCCGGGCTGTTTCATGGTTGCGCCGTAGACGATGGAGAAGGTGTCTTTACCAATAATTTTGTGGAGTTGGAGGTCGATGTCGGGGTTGCCGTTCCATTTGACACCTTGCGTGGCGGCCTTCTGTTCGGCTTTGCGGTCGCAGGTGTGTGCGGCGGTGATCATGGTGAGTCCGGTGGCGGTTTCTTCCCCCCTTGCTTGGGCTTGCTTGTGGGCTTTGGCCTGCTCGGCTCGCAGTGACTGTTCTGCGGCTGCCTGCCGTGCCGCTTTCTCGGCTTTGCGCTGTTGGACGGTTTTGGGGGTCCAGGCGGTGTTGGCGGTGGTGGCCTGTGGGGCTGGCTGTGAGGCGAGTGGCGGATTATCGTCGGGTGCTGGCATGAATGAGGCGGCGGCGATGATGGCGGCTGTGATTCCTGCGATGGTGTAGCCTGTTTTCTTGTTCATGACTGTTGTCCCCTTTCCGGGGTGTTGTTCGTTGCTGACATGATCAATACTTCCAGTGACTGGACCTCGTGTCAAGGCTGCGCTCAACGATTGTGAGCGATCATTGTGTGGCTAGGGGTTTTGTCCTTGAGGTGGTACTCGTGAATGTTTCGTGGCAGATGGTGCAGTGTTCTGGTCGGTATCCGATGATTGTGCTATCGCACTTGTGGCATGTCCATTGCATGATTGGTCCTTCTTTCGTGTTTTAAGCTGTGACTCGGTGGATTAGAGCGACTTTCAGCCCCTGGGGGTATGATTATATAGGTCAGGTATTTTCTAGGCGATTCTAGGCTCATTGTGTACGAGTGATTCTTGTGGGGTGGGGGGCTATCGGCTGTACAGGGTGAGGAGGTGGCCTACGTTGATGCGGCTCACATTCCAGTAGAGTTGTGTGGCTTCACCGCCGGTGAGCGGCTTCCACTCGTCATGGCTGAACACGGTGCCATCGGATGCGATGAATGTGTTGGGGCGTAGCTTGTGGAGTTCGGCTTCCACGCTCTGCCGGTAGGCTTCGGCGAGGCCCTCAAAATCCATGTGGTCGCAGGAGAGGTTTTCGAGGCGTGTCAGGTCGAAGGGTGTGGGGCAGTCGTAGCTGGCGGGGGTGAAGAGCTGGGTGAAGTGGTTGGCGATCTTCTGCATGACGGGTTCCTTTTCTCGTGTGGTTGGGGTTTTATCGTGTGGCTTCGGCGATGATGGCGTCCACATCGATTGTGTCGATCATGTCGTGGAGTTCCTCAGTCTCATCTGGGGTGAGTGGCTGCCAGTCCTGGGGTCCGTATATAGCACCGTCGAGGGTGACAGTCCACATGGGTCGGATGAGTCGTACGGCTTCTTCGACTTTGGCGCGGTGCAGGCGGCAGATGATAGACGTGTGGGTGTTACCTATGTCACATCCTGCCAGGTGTGCGGGGTGGAGTGGGTTGATTTCTGTCTGCCCATAGAGGCTAGTGAAGGATGGTGTGATGAGTGTGCCATCCATGAGGGTGTGCTCCTTTCGGTGATGTAGAGGTTGTTGTGGTTTCTAGAGTGTGTAGGTTGCAACCGGGAGTCAAGGCTGCGCTCAAACCCAGTGAGCGTTTCATGGGATGTGGCAGGGGATGTGGCGTATCTCACTTAAGCCTTTATGGCCTCTCTCAGCGCCTGAAATCTTCTGGGGGTAGGATTATGCAGGGTTGACCCTGCTGATCGATTCTAGGGCCCTTTTAGGGCGTTTCAGGGGTATGTCTGGGTTATGGCGGGTGTGGCAGATGGTCTAGCGAGTCAAGGCGCCGAGATGAGACATAAGATCTATCATCTAGGTGTGTGAGATGTATCACATACTCCTGGCTTAGTGTGCACTCTCGAGGCCACTCTGCCGATCTGGCGTGGAGGGTGTAGCCCAGAAATGCCGTTTAAAGCTGTGACTCGGTGGATTAGAGCGCCTTACAGGGTGGGGGCTAGGTGTTTATACCCCCAGCATATTCTGATCGATTCTAGACGCATCCCAGAGCCCGATACACGATCAACCATCTCGACATAGATCATCAGCTCCTATCCTGGTTTAGCTAAGCCTCAACTATGTGGACAGTGTGGAATACTGTAGGGGGAAGAAGGACACGGTAAAAGAAAGAGGGGGGAGCATCAGCCTTCAAGCCTTAAGGTCTTAGCGCTTAGCACCGATGGTCTTAGCAGTTAGCACCGAGCCCCTCAAGGGCTCGGCATCAGCCCGAACAGGCACAGCCTTAGCAAGTACACGCCATCAGGGGGAAGGCTTGAGAGTACGAGGAGCCCTAGCGACGAGTACTCGAAAGCCTGAGGGAACACCCTCAGCACTGATGGGCCTAGCGTGTTCGAAAAGGACACAAGGGTACAGTGTGACAGCTGTCCGGTAGCGAAACCTGTTCTGACTAGGGGTTTCGGTCTTAACCACCCTCAAAGGTTACAAGACTCTAAGAAAATTTAAGGAAAAGTTTAGGTTTAATTTTTGGACCTTTACTACCAAAAACACCCGTTTACACCCCTCAAACCCGCCTATAGAGCCAAAACCACCAGTTTGACTCATCCCAGGTGGCATATGATAGGCTGGACAGGTAGCCAGCTGGACGCAAGGCCGAAATCCGCTGACGCGGCTTTCACCCTTACATCCATCAGTCTACCAAACACTTAAAGACCTAAGGGCTTAGCGCTAAGGTGCTGATAGCTTAGCACCGAGCCCCTCAAGGGCTCGGCATCAGTCTTAAAGCTTTAAACACTTTAAGTAAACTTAAGAGCTTAGCACTTAAAGTTAATTAATAACCTTAAAGGCTTACACACTTAGCACTGAGCCCTTCAAGGCTCAGCATCAGTATAAAGATCTTAACACCTAAGTTAAGTATAAAACCTTAAAGGCTTAGCACTTAAGGATATAAACTTAACATCAGTGTTTAAGACTTTAAAACTTAAAATAACTATTAAGACTTAAAGACTTATAAGCTTTAAACACTTAAAGTAACTATAAGACCTTAAAAACCTTAAGTACTTAAAGTTAACCATCAGTCTTAAACTTTAATATTATAACCTATAAGTATTAAAGCTTATAAGTTATAAAAGTTTTAGAAGAGCTAAGGGGTTAACTTCTTTACTTCTCTACTCTCTTTGGTTCTTTCTCTCTTCTCTTCTTTTCTTCATCAGGGGAGAAGAGGAACCTTTACCGTCAACGCTGATGGACTTTTCACCGTGTGACTCGTGTGCTTCTGGTCGCACGCTCCCATCGCACACTCGCCACACTTACTCTACCTGTGTCCCTTTCAGGCTTAGCGTGTTCGGCTGAAGGCGTACGGCGTGTCACGCCAACACCCTTAACACCAGGTAAGACTTAAAGTGTATATTATATGTAGAAGACTTTAAAACCTATAGGGTGTTCCCGCTTAGCCTGTGTCCTTTAGCGCTAGGCGCTAGGCGCTAAGCTGTGAAGCGCGAACACCCATCCACCCCCATTTTTCTTCCGTGTCCTTCTTCTTTTGACACCGCTGGGGGGCGATGGGATCTTTTTCACATGCCAGGGGGTAGTGGAGAAAACAAACACCCCGGCACAAACAGAACACCCCCTCAAACGCACAAAACAGGGCCTAGAATCGAACAGCAGGGCAAGGGCAAGGTATTCATACCCCCAACACGTTCCAGGCCGTTAGAGAGGCAATGAGAGGCTCGCAGGGGCCATAGGTGATCGGGGGACGTGATGGCACACACCAACCGCACAGCTAGCCAAGCCCACCGGCGCTGGCGGCAACGACTCATCACTCAAGCCCGACAGCAAGGCCAAACCGAATGCCCACTCTGCGGAGCCCAGATAGCCTGGGGCACACACGACCTGCCAACCAGCCCCGAAGCCGACCACATCACACCCGTCAGCAGGGGAGGACTCAACACCCTCGACAACGGGCAAATCATCTGCAGAACATGCAACAGAAGCAAAGGCAACAGAACACAACCAAACATCAAGTTCCAACAACAAACCACAAAAACATTGATTCCATGGTGAAAAACCCGCCAACCCCCACCGGGAACACCCCCTGCACAGGCGTGCAAGACCTCGTACGGCTT